CGTTCTTGTATTGGATCAACATCTGAAATGCCTAAAAGCCAACATAATAAACTGCTGCCTGCTGATCCTCTTGTAATGTGTGGGATGTCTTTTGTTAAGTCTAGTATTTCAACAACACGTAAAAAGTGTTTTGCAAATCCTAGTTTGGCTATAATCTCTAATTCTTCTGCAAGCCTATCTGCGTAATCTTGTGTTTCAGGTAGTTGCCTAACAAATTTACTGATGAGAATTTCTAATTCGTTATATCTAGTTTCCATATTCTGCCTCGCTCTTGTTTGCCTATTGCTATATATTTATGAAGAGTTATTTTAATGAAAGTAGAGTTTGGATTAATAAAATCAGAAAAATTTAAAAAACTACTTGACAAGATAAATAACATTGCATATAATAACATGTATGCATTAGGCATAAATGACATTTTTTTAAACAGGCAAATAAGGAGGCTACAAAATGGCATCATTAGCAGAAATCCGCGCAAAACTAGCGGAACAACAAAATCGCTCAACTGGTAATTCTACTGGTGGCGGAGACAACGCAATTTACCCACATTGGAATATGCAAGAAGGCAAAGAAGCCGTGGTAAGATTCTTACCCGACGGTAATGCTGACAACACATTCTTTTGGGTAGAACGTGCGATGATCAAATTACCTTTCGCAGGTGTTAAAGGCGAATCAGACAATCGTAACATAATTGTACAAGTTCCATGTGTTGAAATGTACAATGACGGTACTACTTGTCCAATCCTAAGTGAAGTACGTCCATGGTTTAAAGACAAAAGTCTTGAAGACTTGGGTCGTAAGTATTGGAAAAAGCGTTCATACATTTTCCAAGGCTTTGTTAACGAAGATCCAATTGGTGAAGATTCTACTCCAGAAAATCCAATTAGACGTTTTATAATTGGTCCACAAATTTTCCAAATTATCAAGGGTGCATTAATGGATCCTGAATTGGAAGAGTTGCCAACAGATTATATGCGTGGCGTGGACTTTAGAATTAAGAAAACTTCTAAAGGCGGATATGCTGACTACTCAACATCACAATGGTCACGTAGAGAACGTGCTTTGGGTGATGAGGAAAAAGCAGCAGTTGACTCACACGGATTGTTTAACTTAAATGACTTCCTTCCTAAGAAGCCAGGTGAAGTTGAACTTAAAGTAATGAAAGAAATGTTTGAAGCATCAGTAGATGGCGAAGCATATGATATGGACAGATGGGGACAATACTTCCGTCCAGCAGGCATGAGTCAAGCAACTGGTGATCCAAACAAATCTGCAAGTGCTCCAGCGGCACCAGCAGCAGCAGAAACTGCTCCGGCAGCAACTCCTGCTCCTGCTCCAGAAGCAACTCCAGCACCAGCGGCTGAAGCGGCTCCTGCAGAAGGTGGCGACAGCTCAAACAGAGCTCAGGACATTTTAGCAATGATCCGTAATAGACAACAATAAAGAGTTTATGGGAGTTCCGGCAAAAACCTCCATCCGGTATCCAGCGAGGTCTCCCATTCTTTAACAAAGGAAAGGTAATTATGGCAAAAGCATTTGATATAACTAAATTTAGAAAAAGTCTAACAAAGAGCATAGACGGATTAGGTATTGGATTTAACGATCCTACTGATTGGGTTTCTACAGGAAACCTTGCTCTTAATTATTTGATTAGTGGTGATTTCCATAAAGGTGTACCGCTAGGCAAAGTAACTGTATTCGCAGGTGAAAGTGGTTCAGGTAAGTCATATTTTTGTTCTGCAAATATTGTAAAGGCAGCGCAAGAACAAGGTATCTTTGTAGTACTAGTTGACTCTGAGAATGCACTTGATGAATCATGGTTGCATGCATTAGGTGTTGACACAAGTGAAGATAAACTTCTCAAGTTAAACATGAGCATGATTGATGATGTTGCTAAAACAGTATCAGAATTTATGAAAGAATACAGAGATATGGCAGACGAAGAACGTCCTAAAGTGTTATTTGTAATTGACAGTTTGGGTATGTTGCTAACACCAACTGATGTTGATCAGTTTAATAAAGGTGATTTAAAAGGCGACATGGGTCGTAAGCCTAAAGCACTAACAGCACTTGTACGTAACACTGTAAACATGATAGGTAGTTACAACGTAGGTATGGTTTGTACTAATCATACATATGCATCGCAAGATATGTTTGATCCAGATGATAAGATATCAGGCGGACAAGGATTTATCTATGCATCAAGTATTGTTGTTGCAATGCGTAAATTGAAACTCAAAGAAGATGAAGATGGTAATAAAGTAACCGATGTACGTGGTATTAGAGCTGCATGCAAAGTAATGAAAACACGTTACGCTAAACCGTTTGAAAGTGTACAAGTTAAGATTCCATATGAAACTGGTATGGATCCTTACAGTGGATTAGTTGACTTATTTGAAGCGAAAGGTTTGCTGAAGAAAGAAGGTAACAGACTTAAATACACTGACCTCAACGGAGAAGCACATCTGGAATATAGAAAAGCATGGGTTGGCGAAAAACTTGATATGATAATTAAGGATATTGCTAACAAGCCAGACATTGCAGAAGAAGAAATTATTGAGGAGACAACTGAATCTGTGAACGGAGAGTAAGATATGGAAGCAAACATGATAGCAGATATTTGGAGTGTCTTAAGCGAGAAGATTGCAGAAAAAGACAAACAAGAGGCTGCTCAGGAATACGTTAATACATTACTAGACTATGATATTCCTGAATCAACTCTAGAAGGTATGATGGGTATAGATACATATCTTGATACTGCACTAGAGTACGTGCTTGATGACGAACAACAAATAACTGATGAAGAAGACGATTGGAATTAGTATGACAAATTGGTACGATAAAGTTTCTAAAGATGTTAACAATATTCCTGCGGCAATAGCATACTATGAAGCAGAATTATTACAGGCAAAAAAAGAAACAAACATTACCGGTCGTATTGAAAAGGCATCCTCTATCATGCCAGCACTTGTTGAAACCCGTTTCGGACAACTTCAAGAAATTGAGGCAATATTAGAATACTTAAACATCGAACTTCGTCGACTACGTGCATCACACTTTAGAAGATATGTTGAAAATTATCAACGTCAATTAAGTTCAAGAGATGCTGAGAAATTCGTAGACGGCGAAGCCGATGTTGTAGATTTTGAAAAGATTATCAATGAATTCGCACTATTGCGTAACAAATGGCTAGGAATAATCAAAGGACTAGACATAAAACAATGGCAATTATCCAACATAGTCAAACTAAGAACTGCCGGACTAGATGACGCAACTATCTAATCAGTAATAATAGCACTTAACTAAAATCCGATAAATACTGTCATGAGTCGTATTATGATAGAATGTCGTGGTGGTTTAGGCAATAGATTAGGCAGTTTAGTATCAGGATTGCAGGTTGCTAAACAATGCAATTTGACTCCTATGATAAATTGGACACGTCATAATACATGTGATTGTCCTTTTGAAGATTTATTTCAAACCAACATAGATGTTTTTAGTATACTTAATCATGATTTAGATTTATATACAACTGTATCACATCAAGGTGCTACAGATATAAAACATAACAAAAGAACAATTAGCAATATTTTAGAATCTAATAAACCAATATTCTATTTCAATGACGAGATACCTAAGTATCTTGACCCTACAATCACAACTAAAAATTTATTACAATTCAAACCAAAAAGACAAATTGTAGATAATGTAAAAAAATTTGTTCACGCTAATCAAATAGATAATAACACACAAGGTTTACATATTAGAAAAACTGATTTAGATTTAGTAAACGAAGATATTTGGATACCTATTGTAGAAAAGAATCCTAAACAAAAGTTTTTTGTTTGCAGTGATAGTAAACACGCTGAAGAAAAATTCGCTACATATTCTAATGTAGTAACAAAATCAAAGTCATCTTATGTTGAAAAGTTTATAGATGACAAGTGGAAAACTTCTTTTATTGATGCGGATGGAAATCAAGCAAGATACAATGTAAATAGATCTCGTGATAGTGTAGTGCAAGCTCTTGAAGATTTATTAATTCTTAGTCATACTAATATAGAAAGAACAAGTAGGCATAGTAGTTTTTTAAGATTTGCATTCTTTTACAAAAATTTGTTGAAAGAGATAATGGCATGACTGTAAGATTAACTTATTCACAAAACGGTGAAGATACATTTGTAAGAGAACTGTTCGAAAAAATTAACAAAAAAGTAGAATGGGTATGTGAGTTTGGAGCATGGGACGGAAAACATCTAAGCAATACTTTTACATTTATAGCAAATGACAATGCTAATGCTGTACTAATAGAAGGTGACAGCACAAAGTTTATTAAACTAGAAAAAAGAGCAAACACGCACACTAATATTACTGCAATTAACAAATTCATTGACACAAAAAATACTTTAGATAGTATATTGGCAGGTACTAAAATTCCGCAGAACTTTGATGTATTAAGTATAGACATAGACAGTAATGATTTGGATATATGGGAAAGTGTACAATCCTATGATCCAATTTGCGTAGTAATTGAAATCAATAATTTGATACCTCCAGGCGTATACAAAAGACATAAAGATTTTAGCAAAGAACAAAGAGAAAACAAAGGCGATACTTGGTTAAACAGTTTTTCTAGCACAATAGACGTAGGTTTAGCAAAAGGGTATACTCCTGTAAAGCATGTTGGGTGGAATTTGATATTCATAAAAAATGAGTATGCTGACCAGCTCGGATTAAATATAAGCACTTACGATAATCTTTTTAATTTTAGATGGATACGTCGAGAAGATAAAAGAAAAGCAAAAGAAGCCAAAAGACAACGCAAATTTAAAAAGGTACAAAATGATACAGCATGAGCTTACAGCAAGTCAAAAAGAAAAATATGATAGGCTTTTAGAACACTTCACTTCAAACAAAAACAAAATTTTAATTGAAGGTGGCACATCATTAGGTTGGGGTACTGCCACTGCAATTCAAGCAGGCTTTGAAAAAATTTATACAATAGAATTATTAAAAAATCTATTTGAAGATGCACAAAAAATGTTTTCTAATGAAATTAAAACAGGCAAAGTTATTGCAGTCAATGGTGATACACAAACTATGTTAGGTGAAATATTAAAAGAAGTAAATCAACCTGCAACTTTTTGGTTGGATGCTCATTTTGGTAAAAAGTATAAAGGAGAACAACCTAGATGTCCTCTACTTGCAGAACTAGATGTAATTAAGCAGCATGCTATCAAAACTCATACATTATTAATAGATGATATGAGATTATTTGGAAAAGCAGCACATGATTTCATAACAATTGATCAAGTAAAACAAAAAATTCTAGAAATTAACTCTAATTACAAAATATCTTTTTTAGATTCAAATGTTAAAAATGATATTCTATTAGCAAAAATATAAAAAGGAAAAATTATGAAGATACTAATTACAGGAAGCGAAGGTTCATTAATGCAAGCAATTATCCCTAAATTTTTAGAATGGGAACATGAAATTGTAGGTGTAGATAATTTGTATAGACATGGCGAAGTAAGTGAACTTGCTAATAAAGAATACACTTTGCACCAAATAGATTTAGCAGACAGAAGTAAAACTGAAGATCTTTGCAAAGGGTTTGATGTAGTGTTTCTTGCTGCTGCTAAAATTTACGGTGTTGGAGGCTTTAATCATTACTGTGGTGATATACTTGCAGATGATATTGCTATACAAGGAAATATATTTCAAAGTTGTGCAAAACATAAAGTTAAACATGTTGTGTATATTAGTTCAAGCATGGTATATGAAACATGCGTTCAAGATGTAAATGTTCCTGTAACAGAAGATATGACCGATACATGCGAAATGCCTAAGACAGAATACGGTGTTAGTAAAATGATAGGAGAACGAATGTGTGTAGCATTTAGTAAACAGTATGGAATAGATTACACTATTTGGCGTCCTTTTAATATTATTTCTCCTAACGAAGTAGGTATGAACGAACAAGGCTTTAGTCATGTATTTGCAGATTATATCAAAAACATTTTAATTGAAAAGAAAAATCCTTTACCTATTATTGGCGATGGAGAGCAAATTAGATGTTTCACCTGGATAGATGATGTGGCATCAATAATTGCTAACTTTAGTTTCAATAAAAAAGCAAAAGGACAAGCCTTTAATATTTGTAATGTAGAACCTATAACAATGAAAACACTAGCAAATAAAATTTATGAACATGCAGATGATAGAAAAAATGATTGGGAATTAAAGTTTGAAACAACTAAAAACTTTAAAAATGATGTATTAGTTAGAATACCGTCAGTTCAAAAATTTACTGATACTTTTACAGAATGGCATTACAAACCAGTTGATGAAAGTATTAGTCTTTGCGTACAACATACAATGGATAATTCATAATGAAAATGTTAATTGCACTACTAGCCTTTATTACAGCGATAGTTGTATATACAGACACAAGCAGAGCCGGCGAATGGCAACCAAAACCAGTGATGTGCGGCCAACAAGAAGAAATATTTCCAATGATTGCTGAAAGTGATATGCAATTAGTATTTGAAGGCGAACTACTAGGAAAAGTAAGAGACCCGGACGAAGAAAACGGACTATCACCAACTCCAGCAATACTTCCATTTGCGTTATACACTAACTTTGACACAGGAAAATTTATGGTTTTAGAATATCATGCGGCGCCATACTACTCGTACTGCATAATTGCTTTTGGTGAGAACTTAAGAACACCAGACTATGGAGCACTAGAATGAAAATAGGCATAGTTGGATTAGGCATAATAGGTAGTGCAAACAAAGCAGGTTTCGAAGAAGTAGGCCATACTGTATTTGTACACGATATTAAATTAAACACAACTATCGATGTAGTATTAGATACAGAGATTGTTTTTGTTTGTGTGCCAACACCATCTGATGTAAATGGAAGATGTGATACTAACATAGTAGATAGTGTCATAGGCGAACTTATAGAAAAAAATTACAAAGGTGCAATTGCTGTAAGAAGCACAGTAATTCCTGGATTCACTATCAGTATGCAAAAGAAATATTCTAACAAGAAAATATGTTTTGTACCAGAATTTGTAAGAGAAAGATGTGCAGAATTTGACTTCTTACTTGAACACAAATTACTTGCAGTAGGTACAGATGACAAAGACGTATATGCGCTAGTTGAAAAAGCGCATGGTCTATTGCCTAGAAATAAAGTAATGATGCAGCCTGCTGAAGCAGAAATATTGAAATACTATCTCAATTTATATGCTGCAACAAGAGTAACTTTTGCAAATGTATTCTTTGAAGTATGTAAAAAGTTTGGAGCAGATTATAAGCAAGTCAAAGATGCATATGTAAAAACAGGCAGGTTAGGAGACATGTACTTAGATGTCCGCGATGATTTAAGAGGATATGGTGGCATGTGTTTGCCTAAAGATACAAGAGCGTTTAAAAAACTAATCGAAGATTTAGAATTAGATTTAGATTTTTTTGCTACAGTAGACAAAGATAATTCAAAATTTACTGCTACAGTTTTCGATGGAATGAGAGGTGAAGATTGAAAAAAATTGTTTTAGTAACAGGTGGGTTTGATCCGTTGCATGCTGGACATATTGAATATTTTAAAGCAGCTCGAGAACTAGGAGACGAACTAGTTGTTGGATTAAATTCTGATGAATGGCTTACACGGAAAAAGGGTAGACCGTTTATGGCATTTAAAGATAGATGCGCAATAATAGATTCGCTTGAGATTGTAGATAGAGTAATATCATTTAATGATGATGACGATACTGCCTGCGGAGCAATATTTAAACTACTGTCTACAACATCAAATTGCCAATATATATTTGCAAATGGCGGTGACAGGACAGATTTAACGACACCTGAATACAAAATTTACGGAGAGTCTTCTAATATAGAATTTGTGTACGGCGTCGGCGGCGAAAATAAAATGAATAGTAGCAGTTGGATACTAGATGAATGGAAAACTCAAAAGACAGAACGTGATTGGGGGTATTGGAGAGTTTTAGACGATAATCCTAATGCAGGATATAAAGTAAAAGAATTAGTAATTTATCCAGGTAAAAGTCTAAGCAATCAAAAACACTTTCAGAGATCTGAAGTTTGGAATATATTACAAGGTGTTGTAAAAATTAAAACTGAATGGGAAGAAAGAGTTGATGAAGTTCATTTAGTACCACATACCTTGCCATATGAAATTGGTAAAGGAGTATGGCATCACGCAAGCAATCCAGGAGATAGTAATGCTCATGTACTTGAAATACAATGGGGCGAACACTGTGTAGAAGAGGATATTATAAGACGTGAAGACTAATTGGATTTTTCTCAGTAAAGGCAATCAGGATCCTTATATAAACGATTTCGCTAGAGGTTGTGGGGTAACAACTGTAGATACCAACCTCTTTGATTATGATGCGTCTGATGATCCTATTGTGCTAAGAGGAATTCTCAAAAAGAAATGGATGCATAGATGTTGGGAAGATGGCAGAGATTTTTACTATATGGACACAGGTTACTTTGGTAATGAACAAACTCAAAGTAATCCAAACGGTTGGAAGTATTGGCATAGAATAGTAAAAAATGATTTGCAACATAACGATATTATAAAACGTCCTGCTGATAGATTTCAATCTTTTAAAAGAAAATTTCCACAGTGGAAAAAAGACGGAAGAAAAATTTTAATTGCAGCACCTGATGAAAAACCAATGAAGTTTTATGAAAAAGACTTAGAACATTGGATTGAAGAAACTATTGCTGAATTAAAAAAGCATACCGACAGACCAATAGAAGTAAGATCAAGAAGTAAAAATAGAATAGATAGAGTTGTTAACGATACGTTACAGCAAGCACTAGATAACGATGTATACGCACTAGTAACATTTAATTCAAATGCCGCTGTAGAATCTGTATTTCATGGAATACCAGTATTTCCTTTAGCACCTACAACTGCTGCTTCTCCTGTCGGTTTAAAAGATTTATCTCAAATAGAAAATCCGTATTATCCGGACGAAGATAAATTATACGAATGGGGTTGTCATTTGGCCTACGGGCAATTCCATATTAGCGAGCTAAAAACAGGTAAGGCAAGAAGGATATTAGAACAATGAAAGTATTCATAGGATATGATACAAGAGAAGATATTGCATATCAAGTATGCAAACATAGTATTATTGCAAGAAGTAAAGACGTAGATGTGCGTCCACTTAGACAGCAAGAATTAAGGGATGCTGGCTGGTATACAAGACCAGTTGACAAATTAGCATCAACAGAATTTACATTTACACGTTTCCTTATTCCAGAACTTACTAACTTTAAGGGTTGGGCAGTGTTTATGGATAGTGACATGATACTAACAACAGATATCAAAGAACTATTTGATCAAGCAGATGACAAGTATGCTGTTATGTGTGTGCAGCACGATTATAAAGTAACAGAAACTACTAAGATGGATGGTCAAAAACAAACTATCTATCCACGTAAGAACTGGAGTAGTATGGTATTATGGAACTGTGGACATCCTAGTAATGCTGTAGTTACACAAGACTTTGTAAACGATACTGAACTAAATGGAGCATACATGCACAGATTTAGTTGGTTAAAAGATGAAGAAATAGGTAGTATTGATCATACATGGAACTATCTAGTAGGTGTTTACAATGATATTGAAAAACCAAAGTTAATACACTACACAGAAGGCGGACCTTGGTTTGAAAACTATAGAGACTGTGAATTTCATGCTGAATGGAAAACAGAATTATACAACATGATGGAAGATGAAGTATAGTATATGGCTAACAAACTAAGTTTAGAAGAATCATTAGTTAAAGGTTCAGGGGGTAAGTTAACAACAGATCCTAAGGACACTTCTAAACCTCTTGTCGTTAGAGGCGTCATTAAAAAAGATCATGTAAATGCATGTATTAAAGCAGGTAGAGATTTTTACTATATTGATACAGGTTACCTTGGAAATTTTGTTAGCAAAGGTAATCCTGGCGGTAAAAAACTGTGGCATAGAGTAGTTAAGAACGAAAATCAACATTCTAAAATTAGAACAGTGCCTACAGATAGATGGGAAAGATTACTAGAACAAGATCCTAATTTAGCATGGAAAGGTTGGAAAAATCAAAATAAAAAAATATTATTAGTCATGCCTAATCCTAAGGCATGCAGATATTATGGAATTGATTATGATACATGGGTTGAAGAAACTACAGCCAAGATTAAAAAGTACAGTAATTTACCTATTGAAGTAAGAATAAAAGGATCTAGATCTGCAAGAGTAAAAGAATACACTATATACGATGCACTTGATAGTGGCACACATGCTACAGTTACTATGAACAGTATGGCTGCTATGGAATCTGTTGTACACGGTGTACCTGCATTTGTAAGTGTGCCTTGTGCTGCAAGTCCTTTGGCGTCAACAAAAATTAAAAATTTGTCTAATCCATTTAAACCAGATCAAAAAGTAATTGAACAACAATG